AGAAAGTAGCAGATCATTATAACAAGGCATATGTCTTGATAGAAATTAATGACCTAGGTCAACAAGTTGCAGACGCAATGCAATTTGAATTAGAATATGATAACATGATGATGGTTACACAACGAGGACGAGCCGGTCAAGTATTGGGTGGTGGTTTTAGTGGTAGAGGTAATCAACTTGGTGTAAGAATGACTAAGGGTACTAAAAAAATAGGAACTTCAAATCTGAAAAGTCTGATAGAAGCTGATAAGTTAATCATTAATGACTTTGATATTATTGCCGAACTGTCAACTTTCATATCAAAAGGTAAGTCTTTTGAGGCAGAAACAGGCGCTCATGATGATTTAGTAATGTGTCTAGTTATATTTTCTTGGGTTGCCAATCAAAGATATTTCAAAGAATTAACTAACGTAGATGTACGAGGTCAAATGTTTACAGATCAAAAAAACGCAATTGAGGCAGACATGGCACCTTTTGGGTTCATAGATAATGGAATAGATGATCCTGAAGGAAAAGACGGTTATTTTGATGACGCAGGTGTATTGTGGCAACCTGTCACTTATCGTAAGGGTGAATAGTAGAGATATTAAGATACATAAATATCTAAAGTAAAAGGGTTATAACTAATAAACATTAATATATTAAGGAGAACTAAACATGGCTTTTCAAGTATCACCAGGTGTTAATGTAACTGAGAAGGATCTAACGAATATCGTACCAGCAGTATCTACATCTTCTGGCGGAATCGTTATTACTGCAACTAAAGGACCAATTGATGAGATTACTACTGTTTCATCTGAAGGAGAACTAGCCGATATATTTGGGAAACCAACGGCAGATAACTTCGAAGAATGGTTTAGTGCTGCAAACTTTTTAGGTTACGGAAACAATCTGAAGGTAGTAAGACCAATAACAGGATGTGTTAATGCTGTTTCAACTGGTACTGCTGTCCTAGTAAAAAATACAACTGACTACCTAGACACTTACTATTCAGCTACAGGTGCTGGTTCAATTACAAACATCGGACCGTTTATCGCAAGAGAAGCTGGAACATTAGGAAATAGTTTAAAGATTTCTATATGTCCTAACTCAACTGCCTTTGGTCCACATTCAATGAGTGGTAACCTAGTTGCTGACGCTTCTGCTTCTATCGGAGATACATCAATTACTGTTGACGATGGTAGTTTAATGCAAGTTGGTGACATATTAGAATTTGGAGATGCTACTTCTACACCTTCAACTTCAGGTGCACCTTCTGGATTTTATTACAAAATAACAGCAATCTCAACTCACGTTTTAACAATCGCAAGATTCAATCCTGCTACAGGAAATACTGAATCAGGTGGTTTAAGACACGCTGTTGCTGATGACGCTAAAATGCTAAGACATTGGGAATATTATTTCAACTTTTCAAATGCTCCATCAACAACAGATGACGTATCTGCTGCCGGCGGTTCATTAGATGAAATGCATATTGCAGTCATAGATGAAGACGGTGCAATCTCAGGAACTACTGGAACAATCCTAGAAACTTTTGAAGGTGTTTCACAGGCTCATGACGCTAAAACACCTCAAGGTTCAAGTAACTATTATCCAAATGTACTTTACACTCAATCTAAATTTATTTATTGGGTAGATCATCTTGCAACTTTATCAGACGGTCTTGCTAAAACAGGAACAACTTTTGATAATACTGTTGGGGATGCATTTGTGGTATCAAGTACTTCACTTGCAAGTGGTACGGATGATTTTGCTGCTACTAACGCCGAGATCGCTACTGCATACGAAAAATTTAATGATGCTGAAAATGTTGATTTAAGTTTATTACTATGTGGACCTTCTCAAACAGGTGCTGACGCAACTGGAGACACAAAAGCGACTGCTGTTATGGATATTGCAACAGCAAGAAAAGATTGTGTTGCCTTTGTATCACCTGCAAGAGCAGATGTTGTAGGCGTTGCTAATGCAATTACACAGACTAACAATGTTAAATCATTTGCTAATGGTTTACCATCAACTAGTTATGCTGTAATTGATAGTGGTTACAAATATATGTACGATAGATACAATGACGTTTACAGATTTGTACCTCTTAACGGAGATACTGCTGGTCTTTGTGCTAGAACTGATAGTATTGCAGACGCTTGGTTTTCACCAGGGGGATTCAATAGAGGTCAAATTAGAGGTGCAGTTAAATTAGCTTTCAATCCAAATCAAGCTCAGAGAGATGACTTATACAAAGGAAGAGTAAATCCTGTTGTATCATTTCCTGGACAAGGTACTGTATTGTTTGGCGACAAGACTGCTCAAGTAAAACCTAGTGCTTTTGACAGAATAAATGTTAGAAGATTGTTTATCGTATTAGAAAAAGCTGTTTCTACTGCTGCTAAATTTCAACTATTTGAATTCAATGACGAATTCACTAGAGCACAATTTAGAAATCTAGTAGAACCTTTTTTAAGAGATGTACAAGGTCGTAGAGGACTTACAGATTTTTCAGTAATCTGTGATGATACAAATAATACTGGAGATGTTATCGATAGAAATGAATTCAGAGCTGATATCTTTATCAAACCTGCACGTTCTATCAATTTCATCCAACTTAACTTTGTGGCTACTAGATCAGGCGTTGCCTTTTCTGAAGTCGCAGGATCTTAATAGAGAGGAGATAAAATAAAATGGCAAATATAAATGAATTCAAATCTCGTTTAAGAGGTGGTGGAGCAAGACCCAATCAGTTTAAGGTAACTTTACCTTTTCCTGGTTATGCTGCTGTAGGTGGTGAAACATCTGATCTAGCGTTTCTATGTAAAGCAAGTGCTTTACCTGGACAATCGATTCCTGCAATTGATATTCCTTTTAGAGGAAGACAACTTAAAATTGCTGGGGATAGAACTTTTGATGACTGGACAATTACTGTAATAAATGATACAGACTTTAAATTGTACAGAGCGTTTGAAAGATGGATGAATGGTATAAACAATATGACTGACAACGAAGGTATCGCAAATCCTGCTGATTATCAAGTTGATGGTTTTATTGACCAGTTAGACAGAAACGGATCAACTCTAAAGTCATATACTTATAGAGGATTATTCCCAACTAGTCTAGCATCAATTCCGTTAGATTATAGTACTAATAGTACTATTGAGGATTTTTCGGTAACATTTGCAATCCAATACTTTGAAACAGATACGACTACATAATATACTAACTAAGTTAAATCGAAAAGGAAAATTATAATATGGTTAAACTACTTGGATTCGAGATAACAAGAAAAGATAATGATCTGGAGAAGCCGGCGACTGCCAAACAGGCATTCACTATCCCTTCTCCAGATGACGGCACAACTACTATATCTGCTGGCGGTTACTTTGGTCAATACTTGGATATGGAAGTTACTGCTAAGAACGACTTTGATTTAATCAAAAGATATCGTGAGATCAGTCAGCATCCTGAATGTGATACTGCGATAGAAGATATAATCAATGAGGTTATCGTAGCTAATGAAAGAGATTCAGCTGTTTCTTTATCATTAGATAAACTTGCTATTTCAGAAAATATTAAAACAAAAATTAGAGCAGAGTTTGATGAAGTCTTACGATTATTAAACTTTGACGAAAAAGGTTTCGACATCTTTAAACGATGGTATATTGATGGAAGAGTTTATTTCCACAAGGTGATCGATCCCACTAGTCCTAGAAAAGGAATTAGTGAAGTTAGATATATCGATCCTAGAAAGATTAAGAAGGTTCGAGAAATAACTAAGAAAAGAGATTCTAAAGGTAAAGGAATTGAAGTTGTAGAACAAACGGCAGAATGGTTTGTTTACAATGAAAAAGGAATGTCTTCAGCGAATTCAAACGCTGGTATAAAGATATCAGTTGATTCAATTACTTATATTACGTCTGGTGTTGTAGATCAAACTAGAAATATGGTTATGGGTCACTTGCACAAAGCAATCAAACCTACTAATCAATTAAGAATGATCGAGGACGCTGTTGTTATTTACAGAATAGTAAGAGCACCAGAAAGACGAGTATTCTATGTTGATGTAGGAAACTTACCTAAAGTAAAAGCAGAAGCATATCTAAGAGATGTGATGGCAAGATATAGAAACAAACTTGTCTATGACGCTTCTACTGGTGAAGTAAGAGATGACAGAAAACATATGTCAATGCTTGAAGACTTTTGGTTACCTCGTAGAGAAGGTGCAAAAGGAACTGAAGTATCTACATTACCTGGTGGACAAAATCTAGGTGAGATTACAGATGTTCAGTACTTTCAAAAGAAACTTTACAAAGCATTGAATGTACCAATTTCAAGAATGGAATCAGAAGCAGGTTTCAATCTTGGTAAGGCTGCTGAGATTACTAGAGATGAATTGAAGTTTACTAAGTTCATTCAGAGATTAAGAAAAAGATTTACACAAGTCTTTAGTGACATATTAAAATCACAATTAGTCTTGAAAGGTATCATAACAATTGAAGATTGGCAGAGAATACACAGTCATATTCAATATGATTTCTTAAAAGATGGATATTTTGCTGAGTTAAAAGAAGCGGAAATAATGAGAGAAAGATTAAGTCTTGCTCAAGAAGTAAGTCCGTATATTGGTAAGTACTACTCGGTGGACTTTATAAGAAAAAAAGTGTTAAGACAAAGTGATGAAGATATAATTGATATTGATAATCAAATTGCTGCTGAAATAAAACAAGGTATTATTGCTTCTCCTGAAGGACAAGACATGAACGGAGATGATGGTAATACTGATATAAATAATATAGGAGATGAATAATTATGCCAAATGATAATGTAAAAGATATGGTCAATTCACTTGCAGGTGGAGATAACATCAAAGCTCAAGACGCATTTAAGAATGCTTTGTCTGATAAAATAGGACAAGCACTAGATGATAAAAGACAAACAGTTGCTACGGACTGGTTAAATAGTGCTCAAGATCAAGAAGCAATAAAAGACGCTGCAGGATTAGATGATGTTGGTGGTGTGGTTACACCAGGACAAGAACCTGTTGCTGCTGAAGTTGAAATAGATCAAGGTGGAGAAGATGAACCAACTGTCGTTCCAGAAGTTTAAGAAGACTCTTACAGAGTTGAAGGAAGACAGTCCTAAAGAAACTGCGGAGTTTAAGAAATTATCTCCTGCAGAGAAACAGGCGGTGAAAGATGTATTTACTTTGTTAGGCAATACTAAGGGGGAGATCATAAGTAAGGTCGACAGTATTGTCAAACAAGTAGCAAAAAAAAGAAACGTTAAGGTGTCTTCAATAGAAGATTACTTTGACAACGAAATATTAAATTAAGGAGAATAAAAAATGGCTTTAGCTGCAAGAATAATAAAAGACACATCCGTTCCATCTGGCTCTGGTAGTGCTGGCGGTCTGGTTA